GCCATCGCTGGCGAAAGCTCTACTGGAAAGACTTATTTTTCCTTGGCTGTTGTCAAAAACTTTTTGGACACTAACCCTGATGGGTATTGTCTCTATTTTGACACTGAAGCAGCCGTCAATAAAGGATTACTGGAGTCTCGTGGAGTTGATACGACACGGTTGGTTGTTGTAAATGTTGTAACAATTGAAGAGTTTAGAGGTAAAGCATTAAAGGCAGTTGATATATACTTAAAATCAGATGAAGAAAGTCGTAAACCTTGTATGTTTGTACTTGATTCATTAGGTATGCTTTCTACAGAGAAAGAAATAAATGATGCATTGAATGATAAGCAAGTTCGTGATATGACTAAATCACAACTTGTAAAAGGTGCATTCCGTATGCTTACCCTTAAGTTAGGTCAGGCAAATATTCCACTTATAGTTACAAATCACACTTATGATGTCATTGGAGCTTATGTACCAACTAAAGAAATGGGAGGAGGTAGTGGACTTAAATATGCAGCGTCTACAATCATTTATCTCAGCAAGAAAAAAGAAAAGGATGGCAAGGAAGTCATCGGAAATATTATCAAAGCAAAGACTCATAAATCACGTTTAAGTAAGGAAAACAAAGAAGTTGAGATTCGTTTATACTATGATGAACGAGGTCTTGATAAGTATTATGGTTTACTTGATCTTGGAGAACTTGGTGGACTCTGGAAAAATGTTGCTGGTAGATATGAAATGAATGGAAAAAAAGTATATGGTAAAGAAATATATAAGAATCCTGATAAGTATTTTACTGATGATATAATGGAAAAGTTAAACAATATTGCTATTGAAGAATTTAGTTATGGAACGAATTGAAACTACAATTCTAAAAAATTTAATAATTAATGAAGAGTATTCTAGAAAAGTATTACCATTTCTTAAAAGTGAGTATTTTGAAAGTTTTCATGAGAAGGTAGCATTTGAAGAGATCTCTAAATTTATTATTGAATATAATAATCTTCCAACTAAAGAAGCAATCATCATAGAATCAGAAAAAAGAACTGATATTAGTGATGAGGGATTTAAAGATATAAGTACTTTAGTAACAGAATTAAATGAAGATAAAAGTGATCTTCAATGGTTATTTGATACAACAGAAAAATGGTGTCGAGATCGTGCAATCTATCTTGCACTAGTTGAATCAATTAGTATTGCTGATGCTAAAACAGAAAAGAATAAAACTAGAGATGCTATTCCATCTATATTATCAGATGCACTAGCAGTTAGTTTTGATAATAATGTAGGACACGATTATTTGCAAGACTATGAAGAAAGATACAAATACTATCACCAAAAGGAAACTCGAATTCAATTCGACCTCGATTTTTTCAATAAGATTACGAAGGGTGGTCTTCCTAATAAAACACTCAATATTGCTCTTGCTGGCACTGGTGTTGGTAAGTCTCTCTTTATGTGTCATGTCGCAAGCAGTGTGTTACTCCAAGGGAAGAACGTATTATACATCACGCTTGAGATGGCTGAGGAAAAAATTGCAGAGAGAATTGATGCTAATTTATTGAATGTTCCAATTCAACAATTGATGGATTTACCTGAGATGATGTTTGAAAACAAGGTAACTTCGATTGCAAAGAAGACACAAGGTACATTAATTATTAAAGAATATCCTACTGCATCAGCACACTCAGGACACTTCAAAGCATTACTGAATGAACTTGCACTTAAGAAATCATTTAAACCAGATATTATTTTTATTGACTATCTAAATATATGTGCATCCAGTAGATATCGGGCAAACGCAAGTGTCAGTTCTTACTCGTATATTAAGGCGATTGCGGAAGAACTCCGTGGTCTTGCAGTTGAGACTAATGTACCTATCGTCTCCGCTACTCAGACGACTCGTTCTGGCTTTGGTAGTAGTGATGTCGATCTTACTGACACAAGTGAGTCCTTCGGTTTACCTGCCACTGCTGATCTTATGTTTGCTCTTATTAGTACGGAGGAGTTGGAAGAATTGGGGCAGATAATGGTTAAGCAATTAAAAAATCGTTATCATGACCCAACACTTAATAAGAGATTTGTAATAGGTGTAGATCGTGCAAAGATGAAACTATATGACTGTGAGCAACAAGCACAGGATGATATTATTGACAGTGGACAAGAAGTAGAGTATAATTCTGATAAGAGCAAAATGCTCAGTAAATTTGACGCATTAAAATTCTAATTATGTCTGGAGACTACGATACACACAATGACCAACAACCTCATATAAATTATGCAGGATCAAAAGTTGACTTGGACAAGTATGCTTTATTCGTGGATGGTGTCACATCCGATCCCAGTAAAGATTATAAATCTTTCCTTAAAAGTCTTAGTGCCCTTGACGGAGAAGGTTCCAATATTCACAGGCTTCTTACTGCTGCTGTTGGCATTAGTGCTGAAGGTGGTGAATTCATGGAGATCGTTAAGAAAATGGTTTTTCAGGGTAAACCTTGGAATCATGATAATCGTGAGCATCTCATTATTGAGTTGGGAGATGTTATGTGGTATGTGATGCAAGCTTGTAAAGCACTACATGTCTCACTGGATGAAGTCATAGAGGGTAATGTTGAGAAGTTAAAAAAGAGATATCCTGGTGGTGAGTTTGACGTTCACTATTCCGAAAATCGTGCAGCAAATGACAGATAAAGAAACTATGATACATGTTTATGAAGAAGAAATTCAAGTTCTTCAGAATGAGAACAATCAACTAAAAGCACAAGTTGAATTTTTAAAAGAACAATTACATTATAAAACTTTTGGTAAACCAACACACGATGAAGACAAATGAAAAAAACAGAATCTTATGAACAATTATCTGAAAGATTTTCAAAAAGAACAAAACAAGTTTTATCTCGAAGAGATAATCTAACAGAGGGGTGTCCAGCTTGGCATGAGCATAATGAACAATATCATTATCTCAAAGGATGCTCAGACACTATAACATATCTAATGACAGGTAAGTTACCAAGAGATGGAAATCACGATGGTATGAAAGACCATTCTCCTTTGTATGGACATGTTCGTAGAGACTTAGACGCACTTGACTAAATAGATATACTTACTATCAGATTATGAGAGAACAGATCATCAATGCTTTAATTGCACACGCTCACGGTGATATTGCAAAGCATAAGACTAATGTAGAAGTATATTTGACAAATCCTGTGGGTATTGGAGAACATTCAAACGTATTAGAAGCAATAGAAGAAGAATTAAATATGATTGCAAAATATCATGATCAGATAGAGGTTCTGAACAAATATTTTAAAAAGAAAAATGACGAACAATGAGTCAGACCACAAAACAGCAAAAAAATTAATTAAGATATATAAAAAGAAACCTAGTCTTTATGGCGAAGCAGATGTAATGTATGCCAAAATGATTAGAAAGATCTATAAGAAAAAGAAAAAGAGAAATGGCAGTAACTAGAGAAAATTATACTGGCATAATAGATGATATACTTAGAAACTATCAAACTAAAATATTAAAAAATACTAGTACAGTTCAGGAAATAAGAATTGAAGACAACCAAAGAGCAGTGGTTAGAGATCAAGTTGAGAATTCCTTGAGAGCACAGGGAATAACTTATGGTGAATTGACAAGAAATGTTGGATCTTTTGGTGGAACAGAGATAGTTCTTTTTGGTAAAAAAATTAGATTTATATACAAGTTAAGAAGTGTAAGTGCAGGTTCTGGTGCTGGTGCAGCACTTACAAGATTATCTGAATCTGCTCAATGTGCTTATGCTGCAATTGCATTTGGGTTAGGAAGATCAATTAAAAATAATGATGTAACTACTTCAAATCTTAGTAGATATTCTGGAACATTTTTCACAGATGAAGACACCACTAGAATAGCAAATAGTTTACCTGATGATTGGGTTGAATCATCTGTTTTTGGTGCAAATAAACTCTTATCAACATTTGGTAGAGGTGGTCGATATACTTTTCATAGAGGAGATGGAGTTGTAAGTCGTATTAATAATGCTTTTATGAGAGTAAAAAGAATTGAAAATGTGAGAATGGATGTTAATAAATGGAATCCATCTGATTTTTGGATGGTAGAAAAAGGATTTAATTTTGGACGTATTGATGGAGAACAAACTTTATTAGGTTTAAATCAAGTTATTCAAGAAAGTTTGCAAGAAAAATCATTGATTGGAATATCTTTGAAAAAAATGCAAGGTGGTGCGAGTTTATCTAAAAAAAATATTACTTCAAATATGAATCAAAGTAAAGCATATACTGGTTTTTCATATAGTCGAACTTCAATGGATGGTTATATTTTATTATCTGGTGGAACTAAAATTCAATATCGATCTTTTGGTT